AACAAGAAGAAAAAGCAGCGGAGGGCATCTCCGTATCTTCGTCCTGAGCAGAATAAAAAGGGTGCTGGCGTATCGGAGGAAGAAGTAGATGAGGTCTACCAGTATTGGGTAGCGGTAATGCGACCAGGAAAGGCGCGTGTTCCAAAACTTGATATTGAACGCGTTCGCAAGATGAAGTGGGCGATTGCTGACTATGGGGTAGAACTCTGCAAGCAAGCGATAGATGGTTGTGCTGCATCTGATTTTCATATGGGCAGAAACAAGGCCAATAAGCGATATGACGACATCACGCTTATCTTCCGAGACGTAGAGCATGTAGAAATGTTCTTGGAGCGTGGCGAAGGTAAAAAAGCAAAAGGTGACTTCTGAACATGACAAAGGTGGAACTGGAAGACTTTGTTAGGGAAGTTTACGCCTCTTTTAATCAGACTTTCTACGAGGCTGATAGAGACTACATACTTCGTGCTTGGTGGAATCTGTTGCGTGACCTTGATGTTCAGCAGGTACGTCAAAGATTTACAAGGATGGCTGTAGTCGCAAAGTTTATGCCAACACCAGGGATGATTCGTAGGGCGGTTGTTGAGGGGAATCTTGATGTCATGCCACCATCACCCCAGGAAGCATGGGCGCAACTTCAGCGCCTGATTCAGGGCATGAACTCTGGAACTCATGCATCGTCCAGTGAGATGCACCCAGTTTTAGGAACTACGCTACAGACGCTCGGTTCAATGGCTTTCGGTTTATCGACTAATGGTGATAGGGATTTCTTCATGGGCATCTACTCCGAGCGCCTCGCCGAATTTTTAGCGAATGTGTACAAGGTGGAACAATGAAGCGAAACACTGGACGCCCAGCAAAATTGCCGACAACCGAACGAGCAACCATCACGATGAAGATAAATGCAGACTTAAAGCGACTCATCATCCTGCAGGCCCAGGCCTATGGAATGACCATTACCGAATACATCACGATGCTCGTACAGAGGGATACGGAAGGCTGATGAAATGGGTGTTGTATTTGCGCGTGACAAAGACGTACTAGGCCTCGATGTAGAGGAACTGCTTTCGGGCACACCAACACCACTATCGTTGCCGGTTCCAGAATCTAAAGTAAATGACTTACTGAATGAGGCGATTCTCAGGTATGCAAGTTATTTTGGAAAGCCGTATGGATTTGACAAAGAACAGGGTGGTGCGTTAGTTCAGGATTTGTTCCCAATCAAGAAAAATGAGGTTGAACAGATTTCCTCATCATCGAAGGTTGAACTAGAGATGCATACAGAAACGGCATTTCACCCCAAGGCTCCTCGTTATGTAGTTCTTTTTTGCCTCAGGGGGGACCCAGCAGCAGGGACAACATTCTCTTGCCTAAGCCACATTATGGAGGGTCTTAAACAAGACGAGATTGAGATACTTAATAAGAGGTCATTCATCACCAGCGTCGATAAAAGTTTCCTTGATGAGGGTGAAAGGGATAGGAAAGTAAAAAAACAAGTCATTAATAAACGTGGTACTAAAATGACTTACGACAAAACAGCGATGCGTGGGACAACACCCGAGGCGCAACAAGCCCTAGACAAGTTCACTAAACTTGTTCAAAAAAACAAAGACACAATTTATTTGGAAACTGGCGAGATTGTTGTTATTGACAACTGGAACACCGCACACGGTCGCACTCAATTCACCTCACGCTATGACGGAACTGACCGCTGGATAAAAAGAGTCATGGTGAGCAACGAGAAACCTTTTGGGCGAATCGTTTGGTATCCGAATGAGTTGTATTACCTTTTTCCTCCAAAGTCAAAAAATGGGTAAGAAGGCTCTTCGCGCCAAGCATCCTGACCGCCTCTACAATATCGCTTTGCGTGTCAAGGGTTCGCTCAAGAACGAGATTCTTGCTGCAGCAAAACGCAATAATATGACTCTTGCAGAATATATTCTGTATTGCACATGGGAGCATATGCGCTCAGAGAGGGGAATCCCACCGCCGGGCACTGCTCAGTTTTCTCTCCCCGAGCCGATGGATGTAGTGCGCTCATACTTCACTGGGGAAACGGTCTTACAACCTTGCGGGAAGCAGAAATGCGATATACAGTTGGTTGAGTTTCAGGGCATGACGTTTTGCGACACATGTAATGTGAGGATTGAATGAGCACGGTAGAAATTCATGAAGAAGTTGGAATAACAAGCGTGGACGCTGATGCGGTTCTTGCGCTACTTGACCACGAAACCGGAGAAGATAAAACCGGCATGGTCAAACTTTTCCCCGACATCAATCAACTTATTGAGATGATGACGATAAAGAAGGAACTTATCCCAGGGCGTTTATTTTGGATTGCGATTGACTCCAAGTACCTGATTTGCATTGTGCGTGGCACTCAAGAACGCGGCGAGCCAGATGTTTCTGAATTACTGCGAGTTCTAGATACCTTGGGCATTAAATCAATCAATATCCCAAATGATGCTGCATTTATTGGTTTATTAATGCAGAGTAAGCACTTGACTGAGGAATCCTCAATTTTATTCCGTGCGTGTGGTCAGCGAATCTAATCGCCCCACATCTGGGCAAGAGTTGGGCGCTTGGGGCTAACTCCCCTTCTGCGTTGCTCGGCTGCAAGTTGTCTACTCGTTAGACCAGCCCATACGCCATGCATGTCGGCTGGTGGGAATTCAAGTGCGTACTCTAGGCACTGAGCCTTTACTGGGCAGTCTGCGCAGAGCGCACGAGCCTCAACGATGTATGTGATGTCCTTGTGTTCTCGAGGGAACATCTTTTCGGTTTTACCACGACAATTAGCATCATCCATCCAGGCAAAAGTTTGAAATAGTAGGGGTTCAATGCTCACTTTATGCCTTTACTTCAGTTTTTGGTTTGGCAGCCCTACGTGCAGTACTCGTGCCTTCCTGTTGGAATGTTTGATACGGATAACCAGTATGCGGGTCATACTTTGCTGCAATGGCCAGTGCATTTAGGCAATGTTTCTTGGCCATTGCGACTGCATTGACCTTAGTTTTCAACAGAGCGGCAAGAGCGCCTATTGCATACTGCTCGCCAGTACCGATTGCGTAGAGGCCGGAAGCATCGTTACTCCATGCGTAGTCATTGTCAATCTGGTAAATAACCGAGTTGACGGCGATTAACATTTCCGAACCCTGCTCAGCAATATGTTCTGATGAGTCTTTTTGTGGCGTTGAGTACCCATTGGCATCAAAGCATGCGCGGAGCGCGGGGATGAACTTGTTTGTCACATAATCATCAAGTTTTTTTCCACGCAATGAGGCTGATGCTTGGGGAACCTGAAACGAGTGAGCAACCAAATTGATTGCCCGAACATCGCCAGCAATTCCAATGAGCATGCCATTGATTTGGGCAATCTTGGAAACATTGCTACTCATCGTATGAATTCGGGTTACATATCCATTCGTATCGACGGTAGATAGTCTGCTATCTGTCCCCATGACGGCGAATCCATCACCCTGAATGGCAACAACGGTCGTCATGGACTGTCCTACTTTTTCTTTGCAGTAGGCTTGGGTGTTGTTTGTGGGAATGCGGAGAATTCCTTACCCCTGAACATTGCCCAGCCGGAATAAATCGGTACGCACTCGTATGCAAACTTGTGGTCTCCGCCATCTTCGTACATAACAATGCCCAGGCCCTGTTGCCAATTTTCATGACGGGTTATCGGTCGTCCGTCCAAATCGACGCCACCCTTCGTACTGGGAATGGCACCATCAATCCGAGCGAGACATCCAGGTGACGCTGCCATGATTGTCCGTGGTCCATCCCAGTCTTCGCGTGTCTTGAATGCGCATTCAATGCGATGAATGTGGCCATAAATTACGCTGCTCTTTTCAGCATTCAAATAAACATGAGCCGTTGAGCCACCACTCTTGACTCTGTCCCCGTGAATGATGCGCAATTTCTTATTTACCCAAATGTCTGATGCTGGATAACCAGGACGATACTCGACGCCGAATTCATCCATCCTGCAAAGGAATGGAACAGACAAAACTGGCCAAGACTCGGGGGTATTTCCACGCCTCAATCCATAAGCAGCGGTTGCATTCTGAACTATGTATTTGGGCATGCGCTCTTCATGGTTGCCAGCAAGCCAAACAATCTTGGCATGAGGTGCAGCAGCGCGCATTTCTCCACAGAATGCGGTAGCCCTATCAATTGTTGCCTGAGTCGTGAGTGCGTAACTTGGATAGGTCACATACTTGCCCATTTCCGGCAAGTCCAAGTTGTCTCCAACGCAAACAATTAGGTCTGGTTTCACGTGAGCAATGATGTTGAGGGCGACGGTAATAGCCGCTTCATCGTGTGTCGGCTCTAGGACGCCGTCACGATTCCTGAAAAATCCGAACTGGATATCGGGGACAACGACGCAGGTCTTGTATTCTGCCAACTTTGCTGGCGTCCCAGTTGCCTTCGGAATTTTGATTTCTGGACCGCGTTGAACAACCTGCCACTCTGGGCCGGTTTCCCACTTGGGGCTAATTTGGATTGCGGTCAGGTCATGTACTTCCGCTTCTCCAGCCTCGTTTTTAGTTAGAGACTGATAGATGGAAATCTTCTTGATTTCACCCACTTCTTCAATATTGATATTGTTCCTATTGAGAAGTTCCGCAATAGCACCAAGAGTTTTATTACTTGTATCCTTTTGGACGGCGGCATCAAGTTTTTCTGAAAGGTTCATTATTTACCAACCTTGGCGAATGTTCCACACTTGCACGAGGTTGGGTTATTGGCGCAATCCCTACCCTTGGCGATAGAGTCACGACTAACAGCAATTCCCTCACTTTTGAGTGCGTTGCAGATTCCGCGAATTGATACTGCCTGGTTGCGAATGGCAGAGTCAAGGGCTTGGGCATCATCCTTATCAAGAGAACCCATGATGTCCTTCATTCGACATCCACTAATTCGCTGCTCAAGCGTATTGAGTTTGCCAGCCAACATGTCCGAACCTCCACGGTTGTGGTATATGGTGTTGATGAAACAGTAATTACATCGATGGGATTCGGCAATGAATGTTTACGATTTGTTAACAACATGGGGGGAATCGAAAGATTTACTGAGAAAAGGTGGTCTCCTGTCAGTCAATGGCCGAGTTCTCGTAACCCTCATTGCGGACCCAGAGATAACTCAAGTCGCCGTGTCCGTCATACTTGGAATTTCCCCCTCGGCAGTTGAGAAGGCTGTTGCCTTTTGGTCAGAAGCCGGTATTATTGTTGCTGAGAAAAATGGGAGGAATAATAAGTATTCGGTAAATCTTGAGGCGCTACACCAGCACCCGGATTACAAAACGCTGGCACTTTTAATAAACAATGATAAAATATAACTCAATAACTCACGACCTTCTCATGGTCGCCAAAGTTTTTACAACACCATTCTCTGCAGAAGAAGCACTTCGGGTGGTTGTAACTCTAGAAAAACCAAGCAGAGTTGAACGGTCCGCCCAAATATTAGTGAAGTACGGATTTTTGGAGGAGTTTCCCGAAAAAAAGTACCTAATTACAAGTTCTGGTCGCCAGGAATTGTTCAATCTCATTAGGGCAAAAGGCCTTGGCGATAGGCGGAAAATACTTGACGACGATGACCTGTAGGTTTATGCAAACTGTGGGATAATTAGCCCATGGGAGAACCTTCACCAATTTTGCAACTTTTGTCCGGTGGGATGCGTCTCGTCGTAGACGCCCCCAAAGACGGTGACAAGATATTTGTTGACCAGCAAGAAACCGCCGTTGCTGCATCCTTGTTGGCGGTAGTTGCCAAATATGGAAAATTCGACCAAGATGGTGATGGGGTATGGGCAGGGTATAAGCCAGCCTCACAAAACGACAAGCGTCATATTGGGGTCAAGTGTTCTAATTGCATTATGTGGAAAGGTGGGTCGGAGTGCAAATTGATTGCATTGCCGGTTGAGCCTGAGGGCAAGTGTCGATTTGCCGTCATCCCTAATGACGTTGTCAAGGTTTCGACAGGACTCAAATCACCAAAATATGACGATATCTCGCCAACAACGGTTAAAGCATTAGAGTTTTTGGATTCTGTTTCTTCTCAGGTCTCCGTAAAAAAGATGCAATATACGAAACCAGATTTACGTGAATCTATCAAGAAGAGAATCATGGCTGGTTCCCGTGGTGGACGCCCTGGGCAATGGTCTGCAAGAAAAGCCCAATTGGTCGCACAAGAATATCGTCGTGCAGGTGGGGGTTATCGGGGAAAGCCCGCCAAGGCTCAGAGGTCTTTAAAAAAATGGACTCGCGAACGATGGACTACCGCTGATGGCAAACCCGCGTTGAGAAAAGGGAAAATGACTCGCTACCTACCTGCGGCAGCATGGAAGCGATTAACCCCCGCACAGAGGCGAGCAACAATCGCCAAAAAACTATCTGGTGACAAAAAAGGCAAACAATTTGTGTCTAATACGGCACGGGCGGCTGGTGCATCAAGGACTGCCCGAAGCAGATAAACCCTGCCTGTCGTTGATTAATTTTCATACTATCATTGTTGTTATGTTTGGGTGCATTATGGTGCCTAGATGCTGGAGGAATAATGGGACAAAAACTCTTTGATGGAAGCATGATGCCAGAATATGGCGATGGTGCTCCTGTTTCACCAGTCGAAAAAGGCAATATAGATATTGCTGCAAATAATTATGCTTCCCACATGAAGTCCATCGGACAAGCAATGCATGTATATGAAGACGGTCCCATCCACGCAATTATCCCTAAGGTAAATCCGATTGGTCAAGATATGACCGACCAGCAGTCGGTGCGTCTCTACAAAAAGACGGGCGGGCATCTAGGACGCTTTGCTTCTGCAGATGATGCAAACGAATACGCAAAATGGCTATATAAGAAAGCACGAGAAATTGCAACGTACTTTCCTGATGAAGACATCATTAATTCGTCAACGGCACCAGAGGAAGATGCGGAGTTCGCTGAACAAATTAAACAAAATCGTCGCGACTTCGAGGCTATGGTCCGTTCTGGTTCCGGGATGCAGGCCAAGGGTTTAGGTCAAACTATTAGACGAGTAGGTCGGTCGGTTGAAAAATATGACCCCAATGCTATTGATGGCGACAATGACGGCATGGTGCAAGAGGGCACTCCCTGGGTTCGGCCAGCACTGCCTGGGTCTCCTGCAATTTCCTCACTGCGCTCCACGTCGGGTGGCTCCCGGAGTGTTTCCAAAGATGCCGTAGAGGCAGCAAAAGCAGCACAAAAAGTCATTCGAAAGAACGAACCAGAAGTAACAAAGAAGATAAAAGACATCGAGGCTGCATCTGGGGGTGCGGCAAAACTCGCCGACTTGGATAAGAGGTTCAAGACACTAGATTCCTTGGCAAAAAAGATTGAGCGTCTTAAGGGAAACTTCGATGGCGATATTGCAGCAACTGCAACACAAATGAACGATGCATTGCGCTATACGTTTGTTGTGGATGATACCGATAATTATTCCGAGTTCGTTAAGTCAGCATTATCGACGCTGAGGGCAGATGGGTCACGTGTAACAACGTGGAACTACTGGCAGTCCAAGGACCCATATAGCGGCGTAAATGCAATGATTCAAGACCCTCGCGGATTTAATTATGAAATTCAATTTCATACCAAGGCGTCCCTCGCTGCAAAAAAGAAAAATGAACCCCTATATCAGGCTTTTAAAAATGAAACTGATTCGGCTGTCCGAAAGGACATTTATGACCGAATGAAATCCATTTCTTCAGGACTTAAGAAGCCACGGGGAAATGAGTCAATTGGTAGGTCCGTGAGTCGTGACCATCGGGTCGCTGCTTTCACGCCAGAATTGACATTGCTGTCAACTCGCTCCACCCGTTCTTCTTCCAGTGGAAGTCGCGACCAATTGGGCGAGGCGCTGTTCCCTAAGCAAGATGGTTTGCCATTAAGTCAAAGAGAACAACGTAAACTAAAGCAGTTTACTGAAGATACTTGGCTTCCTGCTGTTATGGCCGCAGTTCAGGGTAGGGATTTTAGATGGATTGGATACGACGGTCCACGCACCTCTGGTGTTTCTGCAACAGAGGCTGGCATGACAGAAGACATGCGTCAAGAGATTCTCGCGGCTATTGTAGCCAACTATGTCCCAATGATGGAAAGGGGCGACTTTTCCTTCCTGGCATGGATTCCCGTAGACCAAGACGGAAGCACAGAATGGTGGGACAGCAGGGTTGGTGGAGTTTTGGGTTTTCCTGAGGCTTTAAAATTCCCAGTTGGTGAACATCCATTTTCTAAAGACAGAGACGGGAAACCACGTAGAAATACAATCGAAGCGATGGTTGATGCCCTG